CGATGCGATCAACGAATACAAAATTCTTTACAACATTAGAAGAACAAAAGAAGAGGCATTCAAACAGATTGAGAAAGAATTTGGCAAGAAAGCAGTATCAGAAGTTCAAGATTTAGAGGTTAGGTTACGCAAAGAGAAAAAGCAGTTGCAAAAAGACTTTGACTCAGATCGAAAGCAAACTAGAAATGAGTGGCTGATCATCGGTCTTTTGGGATTACTAATATATGCAGTACTTAAAGTGACAAAGGTGTGGTGATGCTAGGACTAGATGCAATACTTAAAATTGGCGAAAAGGTGCTTGATCGGGTAATGCCTGATCCTGCCGCCAAAGCAGAAGCGCAAGCCAAACTCATGGAGCTCGCCCAAAAGGGTGAGTTAGCCAATCTGCAAGCTGAGGTTGACTTTGCCAAGATCGATGCTGGTGATCGAGATTCAGCCCGTAATCGTGAGGCTGAGATGGCTAAAGCAGATGTTTGGGATTTAACTAAAAACATCAACACCATACTTGCCATCGGTGTTATTTGCTTGTCATTTGTTCTCTTTGGTGTGCTGATGATGATTGAAGTCAAAAGCATTGCGAAAGACATTCTTATCTACATTCTTGGGGTTTTATCTGCCGCAATCACTCAAATCTTGTCCTTTTACTTTGGCTCAAGCCAAGGCTCCAAAAATAAGCAAGCTGAGATCGACAAAATGATGGGAAATGGGCATAGCAAATGAACCCCTCTGACAAACTTTCGGAGAACTTTACCTATGAAGAACTTACTCGCTCGGATACAGCAGTTCGGCTTGGCGTTGAAAACACGCCTAATGACGCTGAAATCGAAAATCTCAAAAGGCTCGCTAGCCTCCTCCAAGAAGTCAAAAAAGCGGTAGGCGGCAAGGCCGTGATGATCAATAGTGCCTATCGGTCTAAACCTGTCAACGATGCGGTCGGATCGAAGGATTCATCCCAACATCGGCTTGGCTGTGCGGCTGACCTCCGAGTTCCGGGGATGAAGCCACGGGAGGTGGTGGAAGCCTGCATGGCCGCCAAAGTCCCTTTTGATCAGATCATCCTTGAGTTTGACTCTTGGACGCATATTTCGGTGCCAAACACGCCTGAGATGCGGCCTCGCGGCCAAGCCCTGATAATTGATAAACAGGGAACAAGGGCATTTGCATGAGCACAGCAGTCAAGACCAATCCGGGCAAGTGGAAGCGCATCGTGGCCTCAGTCAAGGCTTCGGGCAAGGGTGGTGCGCCTGGTCAATGGTCGGCTCGCAAGGCTCAATTGGCAACCCAAAAGTACAAGAGTTCAGGGGGTGGTTATAAAGGCCCAAAACAGGCCGACAACAGTCTTTCTCAATGGGGTAAGCAGGAGTGGGGAACTAAGTCAGGAAAGCCCTCTACGGTAGGCCCCAAGGCCACCGGCGAGCGGTATCTGCCCAAGAAAGCCATCCAAAGCCTGTCCTCCTCAGAGTACGCCGCCACGACCAAGGCCAAGCGGGAGGGCAAGGCGGCCGGCAAGCAGTTCGTGGCTCAACCTAAAAAAATTGCGGAAAAGACCGCCAAGCATAGGAGTTGGTGATGACAGTCGCAGCCGTTATGACCTATGACTCTTTGGTCGATGACATTTCTACCTACCTAGAGCGTACCGATCAGGCTACCCTAGATAAGATCCCGACATTCATTATGTTGGCCGAACAGGTTTTGGCTGCAGAAATCAAGTTTTTGGGCAACCTGACGGTCCAACAAAGCACGATGGTGGCCACTCAACCGGTCATCGATAAACCCGCCAGATGGCATAAAACCGTGTCCATGAATGTGGTTGTGGCAGGTGAGCGCCGCCCTGTGCTCCTTAGGAAGTATGAGTACCTCCGGGAGTATTGGCCCGATGCCACTCAAACGGAGGTGCCTAAGTTTTACTGTGACTACGACTACACCCATTGGCTGGTCGCCCCCACCCCTGCCTCTGCCTACACCTTTGAGGTAATTTATTACGAGCGGATTCAGCCTTTGGATTCCTCAAATCAGACCAATTGGTTCACGATTTACGCTCCCCAAGCCATGCTTTACGGGAGCCTGTTGCAGGCCATGCCTTTCCTCAAAAACGATGAGCGCATCCCGATGTGGCAGGGTCAGTACGACAAGATTGTCAATGTCTTGAAGACTGAAGACCTGACCCGGATTGCAGATCGTCAAGCCACCGTATTGGATTCATAATGAGCTATAACTCGCCTTTTACCGGTAATGTGATTCAGCCGACCGATGTTGCCTATCGGTCAATTACCCTGTCGGCTAATCTTCAGCTTGAGTGGCCAATCAACGGAAACGCCACCGATGACTATGCGGCCCGGATCATGGAAGTCACGGCTACGGCCGGCGGACTTCTTCTTAAGATGCCACCTGCTAATCAGGCTTCGGTGGGTAACGACGCCCTGATACGAAATGTCGGAGCCACCACATTTACGGTTGCAGACTTTGATGGCAACACAATCGTTGCGGTTGCTGCCGGGGAAGCCAAATACATCTACATTGAAACCAATCCTGATGAGGCAGGGACCTGGGGCGTCATTGCTTTCGGTGTCGGGACCTCAAATGTGGATGCCGGAACCTTGGCTGGATATGGCCTTTTAGCAAGCGGAAACACCTTAAATCAGTCTCATCCGGTCACAACGATTTCATCTAATTACTCTGTCAATGGCGCAGATCGAGCTCAGACATTGGTATGGACAGGCGGTGCGGGTACTTTTACCTTGGCATCAGCAATTACCCTAGGTAATAACTGGTTTACGGTTGTCAGAAATGGTGGAACCGGAACGCTATCGGTAGCACCAAGCGGTGGTCAATTAATTAATGGACAAGGTTCACTTGATCTCCAACCCTCCGATTCTTGCTTTGTAATTTCTTCAGGCACGGCTTTTTATTCGGTGGGTATCGGTCGATCAACGGAATTTAACTTTACCCAACTAACCAAAGCGGTAACGACAGGAACCTACACTTTAACGCCTACTGAGGCATCAAATGTGGTTCAAAAGTACACCGGAACTTTGGCAAACAATGTCACGGTTGTCTTGCCGCAGACCATTCAGGTTTACTACATCACTAATCAAACAGATGGCACGGGTTCAAACTTTACAATTACATTCACAACCGGGGTGTCCGGTGCAGGAACGGCTATCGTTCCGGCAGGGCAGCAGGTTATCCTGATTTGCGATTCAGTAAACCTTCTAAATGCTTCAACGATTGCCGCAGGAACTTCAAATCTTTCTATCGCAGATGGTACGGTGGGTGCGCCATCTCTGTCTTTTGCCTCTGAATCTGACACTGGCATATATCGACCTGCTGCCGGACAGTTTGGAGTATCAATTTTAGGGGTGCAAAGACTTAATGTTTTGGCAACTGGAGTGTCGGTTACCGGAACTGGAACATTTAGCGGTGGTGTACTTGGCGGAACATTCTAATGACGCAAAAGGTATTCGCACTAGATACTTTAGCCGGTATCCAGCGGGATGGTACTGTATTTGATAAGCAGTTCTATAACGATGGCCGGTGGGTAAGATTTCAGCGTGGCCGCCCTCGCAAGATCGGCGGCTATCGAGTCATCTCTAATCAGTTAATTGGCCCTTCCCGCGGGATTTGGGTCAACGCTCAGAACGCCTTTAACTTCATCTTCTCCGGATATTCTGATGGGCTTCAAGAGCTCGTCATCGATGACAACGGGGTAGGGGCCGGGGTAAATAACTTTACTCTGTCAAACTTTACCCCTTCGCCACTCAATATGTGGCAGTTTGATGGCTTCTACGATGTTGCCGGAGCCGGGGTTCAAAGTCTTTTGGCCCACCCAGGGCAGAACCTTTCCGCAATCGATAACACAACCAATACCCCGGTTTTGATTGGAGACATTAGCGGCACGACCATGAGTCAGATCGGGGTGTTTACAGACTCCGTAACCACGACCAACGGCCTGCCAACGGTGACTTTGGCTGCCGCAAATACTTTGATCGGAGCCGGTCAGACAATCAGCGGAACAGGAATTCCTGCAAGCACGACTGTCGTTTCAGTCTCCGGAACCACGGTCACGATGTCAGCTAACGCCACGGCCTCAGCTACCGTTACGGCTACTTTTAACAACAATGTTTCCGTGTCCGGCGGGGTAGTTTCGCTTCACCCCTATGTGTTTGTCTATGGGAACAACGGTCTGATCAGGAACTGCTCAGCTGGAAATGCTCAAGATTGGGTCTCAGCAGATGCTAATGAGACCAATGTGGCCACCGGCAAGATAGTCCAAGGCTTACCCGTTCGGGGCGGCTCAAACTCGCCATCAGGACTCTTTTGGTCATTAGATTCAATCGTTCGGGTCTCTTATGCACCCCAATCCTTAGGGGTAGCTGGAACCGGAAACTTTGCTCCGCCGACTTTTTGGCGATACGACATTATTTCCTCACAGTCCTCAATCATGTCCTCTCAGTCGGTGATTGAGTACGACGGGGTCTACTATTGGTGCGGTGTGGATCGATTCCTGCTCTATAACGGGGTGGTGAAAGAGATTCCCAATTCAATGAACCAAAATTGGTTCTTTGATAACCTGAACTACACTCAAAGACAAAAGGTTTGGGCAACAAAGGTTCCTCGATTTGGTGAGGTATGGTGGTTTTACCCCCGCGGGAACTCCACGGAATGTAACGATGCCATCATCTATAACATCCGGGAAAACACTTGGTACGATGCCGGTCAAGCTTTAGGCTCCCGTAGATCCGCAGGTTACTTCTCTCAAGTGTTTGCCTTTCCCGTAATGGCCGATTGGGACACCTTGCCCCAAGAGACAAAGCTAACCGCTGAGTTTACCTACACCTCCGGGTTCGATAAGTTGACTACAAACACTTACTATGTGGAGCTTCAGGTCGGTGATGTTGTAGAGGGTACAGATATTCCAGCCGGAACTGTCATTGATGCCATTCAATCAAGTGGAATTCAGACCTTGGGTGCAATTACACCCGGATCTTTGTATGCCGATGGCGTATATCCTGATGTTCCGCTGACCGGCGGATCAGGGGCTGGAGCAACGGCAGATATCACCGTGGCCGCAGGAGCGGTGACCGTGGTGACCTTGGTTGAACCTGGTGCTGCTTATCAGGTTGGAGATGTCTTATCTGCCGATGATGCCGATCTTGGTGGATTAGGTGGCTCAGGATTTGCTATCCCTGTCACCGATCTTTGGACTATGGTCATTACCCTGAGTCAGGCTCCAACTGCTTCGGATACGGCAGATTTGACCTTTAAGACTCCCGAAAATCGGATTGAGGTCTATCAGCATGAGATTGGCGTAGATGCCATTAATGGTCAAAATGTGACCGCTATTGAGTCTTATTTTGAAACCTCAGACCTTGGATGGGTGGCCGGGGGTCCTTCTCAGCCAACTATGGATGGAGCCAACCGATGGCTAAGGCTTGAGCGAGTAGAGCCTGATTTCTTGCAAAACGGCCAAATGAGCCTAATCGTTACTGGCCGGCCATATGCCCAAATTGAGGATCACGATTCAGATCCGTACTACTTTGATTCTGGCACCGGCAAGATCGATATGAAAGAGCAACGCCGGGAACTAAGGCTTCGATTTACCTCCAATGTGGTTGGGGGTAACTATCAGCTTGGTCGTGTAATCCTTAATGCAGACATCGGCGATGTCAGAGGATACTCATGACCGTAATTAATCGAGGTGGCCAGCCCCTAATCTATGATCCGAGGTATCACACCTTTGAGTCGTGGGCGGCCCTTATGTGTGAACAATACGCAGCGCAGCAGTTAGAGATTCCGGGTCCGCTTACCGATTGGAAGCTTTGGGGCAACGGAATTAAGGCCATCGATGTCTTTACAAATGAAGCCGTTCCAAATACCGATAATTATGATGATTGGTCGGATTGGGCGGCAGCTCTGTTGGCAGCAATCAACCCAAGGGTGTCTTAATGGATATCCATCCGGTCGATTCCAATCAGCATATGCTAAATCCCCAAGACATCTTCTTGGTGGCTGCTCACGAAGATCCGTTCAATGTACCGGGGTTTGATAAGGCGGCTAAAGAGGCCGGAATGAGTCATGAGCGGCTTCGGTACACCCTATTTATCAACGAATATAGCGATCCAAGACTTCTCAGAATAAGGGCTGGAAACACCTTATTTACCATCTTGGCCTTTCCTGGCCGTGTTGGTTTCGTTCGGGCTTACAACGGAGACACCGGGCAGAACTTTATCAAGAACCTTGTTGAGCTCTTTGATTCAGCAAGAGCTATGGGGTTTGATCAATTGTTGGCTCAACCCAACAAGGTGGTGACCAAAGCAATTAAATTAGCAATGCGCCAAAACACTCGGCCCGACATCAGTTCAAGGTTTGATACGGCAGCCAATATGTTCGTTATCAAAACCGGAAAGCCGAGAACACAATGAGTGGCGTAATCGAAGCAGTTGGCGATGCAATTAGCGATGTAGTTGACTTTGCCGGTGATGTAGTCAATACAGTTGTTGATTTTGTTGGCGATGCGTTTAAGTCAATAGAAAAAACTGTTAAAGCAATTGCAAAAGATCCGCTACCAACTCTTTTAATGATTGGTGGGCAGATGGTGGGAATTCCACCGTATGTCACATCAGCAGTTATTACGGCCGCCCGTGGTGGTGATTTACAAGATATTGCAGTTTCAGCTGCGGTGTCATGGGCAAGTTCAGAGCTTATGACTACTACTGAACTCGGCAAAAGCATCGGTTCGATGACATCAAGTGTTGGTGGTGATGTCACCCAATCCATGATTCAAAACTTTGGATTAAGCGAAGCAACTGCGGCGGCAATCGGTCGGGCGGCAACATCTAGTCTTAATTCAGCCATTGTTGGAGGGGTTCGGGCAGGATTAACGGGTCAAGATGTCTCTGATGGAATTACTTCCGGTCTTGCCCAAGGAGCGGTCTATTCAGGAACTGACAGTTTCTTCAATGAGGTAAACAAGAATCCAAATTGGGGATTAAGTGATAACGCTATTAAGTTTGTTAAGGGGTCAACTAGCTCTGCCTTAAACGCAATTATTTCCGGCCGTGATCCAGCGGCTGCCGTGGGTAACTATGTTGCCTACGCAACTTTGAAAGCAGGAACCTCAGAGGTAAAAAAACAGGCTCAGAAGTATTACGATGAATTTAAAACGGCAACAAACAATGCTGAAAAGTCTCAAACTAACTATGAGCAATTAAAAGAGACTTACGATAACCGAGTAAAAGAGTATGAAAACTTTAGAACTGATGCTGAAGTTAAAACTAATGAGTACAACGATATTTTAAAAGGTCAGTACAGATATGTTCGGTCGGTTTACGATCAGCAGACGCAAGCCATGCAAACTAAGATTGATGAGTATGATCAATATGTTGCCGACTATGAGCGGTACAAAAATGCCAACGATGCAACTAACGCAAATGCGGCCGCAGAAAAGGCTAATGCCATAGCTCCGGAAATTGACAAAATGTCTAGTGAGCTACAAAAATTCATCGATAGTAATAAGCCGATGTTTGATGAGTTAAATAGACTGTCATCAGAAATTAATCAAAATAGCGAAACAATGAAGTTAATCCTGAAAGACATTCAGGAGCCATCAGGAGATAACTTAGCCTCAAGGTTAAAACAATCAGCCGACCAATATCAAAAAGACTTTGATATCTATACGACTGCTGAGCAGAAAGCCGAACAAGCCGCTAAAAACTACAATCAAGCCGTAGCGGAACTGGCAACAAGAGATGCCATGATCGATGCCCTAAATACCGGGGCGCTCTACCCTGTATCAATTGATCAAAACGGCGGGTATGTTCTAAACAACGGGCTAACCCTAGCAACAAATGGAAGATTCTACGAAGGCGATGAGCAACTCTTTAGGAACGCCTCAGGCATCGATCAAAAGGAAATTAAGTTTACGGATTACAACGGCAACATGGTTGCTTTTGGTGAGGACTCCGGTCGTAATCTAAGCCAAACTGATGTCCAACAGATTTTTGAAAGAGATTTTGGATACACACCTGATCAGGCAACTCTCAATCAATTTATTGGCCGAGACTACGACTTGAATAAGAATGAATTCAAATCAGTCGTTGAAAAGCAAATTAATGATCAGTACAAAGATATTCTTGGCCGTGATGCAACCGCGGAAGAAATTGGTCGATCAATCACCCCTTCAGGCAATTCAGTCATAGCCGCCCAAGATTTAGCCGTATTTACCGCAGGAATTCCAAAATCAATGCAGTTTGGAAGCCAAGATGAAAAAATTGGTTTTGCAAAAACTTTCTTGGCCAATCAACAACAAGCAGAAATTGTCAGTCAGTCAAATCGTCAGGTATTTTTAGAGCGATCCGTAGATGAGGTCTTAAATGCCTTACAAGCTGAGGGTTACACACCGGATGATATTGATCAGATGCAAAAGTCAGGTCAGCTATCACGATATGTAGATAATTACATTAAGGCTGCCGATGATCAGATTGAGAATCTGAAAGAGGCATCGAGAAACGCTTACTCAAACTATGGTCCAGGATCTCAGGAATATCTGAATGCTAGGAGAGCCGTGCTTGATAAGATGGATGAATACGGCGGTTATGGAATATCAAAGCAAGAAGATGGAAGTTACCTAAGTAAAAACTTTGGCCAAATTGATAACACAAATCTTCAGCCAAATTTTATTCCGAATACAGCGTATGTATCGCCGCCATCCGATACGGGTGGCAGTCGGTCGTTTTACGATCCAGTCACAGGGATTCTCAATATTGAGATGTGGCTGCGTAGCCAAGATCAGACACCTTATTCGGGTCTTTTCGCTATTGGTGAGTCAGCTAAGCCACCGACTGAAGGCGGCCGAACTTTATTTGGCGGTGGTTCAGGTACGGCTGGTGGACCTAATCCGTTAAAAGATTATTTCTCCGGACTTAATTTAGTCGCCGTAGATGACAAGACCGGCGGTGCTTTGTACCAAACCGGCGATGGCAAAGCACTCCTTCTTTACTCCGATGGCAAGGGCATAACCGTTGATCCTCAGACACAGGAGCCAATTTGGTTGACCCCGATGCAGATTGATCAAATTAAAGATGACCTGAAAGCAAATAATCAGGCCCCCGGAGATGCGATTGCAATAACCAAAGCCGAAACTCAAAAAGCAATTGATGCGGGGTATATCACCGCCGATGAGGCCAGCAAGATCTTGGCCGATAAAGGGTTTTTGAAAGTCGAAGAGGCTGACATTGCAAAACTTACGGGTGTTGTTGGCGATACCCAAACACCCGAAGAAAAGATCGGTTCCTTGGTTACCGGATATTACGACCCGCGATATACAACAGTCGCAGAGGTTGTCCAAGAATATCGCAGACAAGGCTTAGGCGATCCGACCCAAGAAGATGTAAATAGGTTTGTTGGGAGAGCCACTCCTGAGGATACTGCGGCCGCCGTTAAACAAAATCTTCCTTTGGCCCAAGGCCGAATGATTCAGGCACAACTTGGCGAGATGCAACGCCAACAGTCAATTAAAGATGCCCAAAAAGCCTTTATGGAAGCCCCCGTGGTAGCGGCCGCTACTGAAGAGGCTACCAAAGCCAAAAAGCCGTTCGTCACCAGTATGACTAAGCAAGAGGAATTCAAAAGCCCCCTTGAAGAGTTTATGCAGGAGGTTAAAACCTCCGACTACACGGCCGAACCCTTTATGGTGACTCAGTCGCCAACTACCCCACAAGTACAGGAAAATATGCAACAAGGAGAATCCATGCCCAATTACTTCACCTATGGACAACCCGCTGATTTAGATCAGCTATTTAGTCCGTTTGGAACGGCCGGAACCTCATTTTTCGGGATGGAACCGATGATCGCTAAGCGGGGTGGTCTAGCCACCCCTCTGATGGCCGGGGGTGGATCTACCCGCTACGGGCGATATGCCGGCGGGGGTCTTCCCTTGGTGGCTCATTCCGGTAAACATCGGTTTGACTTCCGTGAAGGGGCGGCGGTAACCGGGGAGGGAGATGGGCAGTCTGATGACATCCCGGCAATGCTTGCCGATGGAGAGTTTGTGATCCCGGCCGATGTCGTGGCCGCCCTAGGAAACGGCTCTACCAAGGCCGGATCGGACAAGCTCTACGACATGATGCACTCAATCAGGGCGCACCACAGGGCGGCAAGCCCTAAGGATTTGCCCCCACCGGCAAAGACAAACCCGTTGGATTACTTAAAGGGCAAAAAGGCTGCCCAAAAGGTTAGGAGATAAAGATGGCGATCACCCAAGGCGCACCGTTACCGAATATCACTCAAACGACCACCCGTGCGGAGGTCGCGCCAGACTACTACACCCAATATCTCCAAGGACTGTCACAGGCCGCCCAAACGGGCTTGGCGAGAACCCCGGAGCAGGGCGTGGCTCCGATGGATGTCCTACAGACTCAGGGCTACGGGATGGTCCCTGGAGCGGCTACGGCCTACCAGCCGGGCCTAGCGGCCGCCGGACAGACCGCCGCAACCGCCGCCGCAGGGTTTGATCCCAACCGAATCCAAGCCTTTATGGACCCCTACCAAAGGCAGGTGGTTGATGAGATGGCAAGGCTTCAGCAGCAGAATATCCAAAGGTCGGTGCTGCCCTCCATGAAGGGGGCTTTCGTTGGCCGGGGGGACTTGGGAAGCCAAAGGTACGCCTCTGCCACGGGGCAGACCTTGGCCGATATGCAGAGAAACCTGATGGGCCAGCAGTACGGTGCCTTGTCCTCCGGATATCAAAACGCCCTGAAAGCCGCTATGGAAGAGCTGGATCTCCAAAACCGTGCCGCCCAAACTCAGGCAGGTATCGCCAAGGCTGAGCAGGAACTTGGACTTACCGGGGCCGGGGCTATGACTAAGGCGGGGGCCGAGCGCCAGGCTTATGAGCAAAGTCTGCGGGATTTCCCGCTGAAACAAGCCACCGCAGCCGCCGGACTGATGCGTGGGTATCAGTTACCAACGACTCAAACTGAGACTTTCGTAGGACCCAAAGCAGGGCTTTATCAGACTTCCCCCCTATCGAACATCCTTGGGGTGCTTTCAACCCTTGGGGCGATCCGTCCGGGCGGGGTGACCTACGATGCCCAAGGCAGACCGATGGCCAGCGATAGTCTTTTGAAAGGCGCTTACGACACCATTCGGCGGAATCTACCCTCTTTTAGTCTGCCCGGAAGTGGATCGTTTAGCGAGTCTGAGCTCCAAGCCGATGAGGCCAAGGATGAGGAATTTTGGAAGGGTTTGCTTACAAGCCCGAACTACGATCAGTATTTTGAGGGAAGTACCCTCCCGATCACCGATACCAATCCAGATCTTTATCAAAATGTTGCATATAAAACTGGCGGTTTGGTAGCTATCACAAAAAAGTAGGAACCCAATATGGCTAAAGCACCTTCGACCGTTGGATATCTGCCAGGTAATGAGCCTGAGGTTCAGGAGGCCAATCTTGCCTATCAGGAGGCCCTCCAGCGCATGAATGAGGCCCTGAGCGCCCGTCAAAATCGATTCTTAGATCCTCAGATGTTAGCTATGGCTCAAGGTTTCTTGGCCCCGACTCAGACCGGCGGCTTCGGGGAGTCCTTGGGTATGGCGGCAAAAAATATCCGTGAAGCTCAGCTTCAAGAAGAAAAAGAAGAGCGAGAGATAGCTGAGGCGAGACTTGGGCTTGCCGGCCGCGGCTTAGAGGTAGAGCGGATGCGGCAGCGCGATAAGGAATTTTCCCGTTTGATGGGTCCACCCCCGACCGGTCCCTTATCTCAAACTGGTCCTCAGGGTCCGTTATCTGCCCCGCCCAAAGGATTTGAAAGTGTTGCGGGTATTCCTGTCTCGCCACCAAATCCGAACTTTATTACCTCAAGGCAATACCTTGGGATGGCTCGCCTCGATCCAAGCATTTCAATTACATCAGCCCTTGAAAAGGCTCAGGAGCTGGATCGGAAACGCTACGAAGTTAAAGAGGGTGGAGTCCAAGACTTGTCCACCGGTATGTTCTATCCGTTTCCCAAGGGTGAGTTGGTTGAGCGTCAAATCTTCGGGTATCCGGGGACTTTCAAAATTGATGGCCGTAGTGCCGCCTTGCTTGATTTCTACGCTGCTCAAGGAGATCCTCGGTATCACGATCTTGCTAAGCGAATCATGGAAGGCCCGAAAGCCCCGCCGAAACCGGGAGAGGCTAAACCGGCTGAGGCTAAGCCCGGAGAGGCGAAAGATGAAGCCAAACCGCCTGAAGGTGCCGGTGGTCGAACACGCTTGGCAACGACCGCTGAAACCAAAGGCGAAGAGGCTGAGGCGGCAGAAACTGGTCAACAAAGGGCTAAGGCGCGAGAGGCAGAAAGAGCCGAAACCATCAAGGCGGGTTCCGATGCTCCATCACGGCTTGGGGTGTATAGGCAACTTGATCAGATAGCCTCAGGCCAAAATGCCGCTTTAATTTTTGGTATCTTTGAGCGGCCTGGAGTATTTCAAAACATCATGAAGCTAGTTGAGACCGGGGTAGGTACACCAGGATTCTCAATCGGTGTTCCGGCAATTCGGGATGTTTTGACTAATGCAGGGCTTGAGCAAGATATGATCAATCAGGCTCAATACGCCCTTTCTCTGATGGCCAATGTGCAGTTGCAGATGAGCCGACTTCAACAAGGTCAGGGCGCAGTCTCAGACTTTGAGCGGACCTTATTCGCCTCAGCGGCTATTGCGCGGACTGATAACCCGGAAACTGTGCGAGCTAAGTTGGATATGCTCCGTGCCCGTGCTGAGTTCGATCGGGAGGTTGCCAAAGCAGTCAGGACCTATAAGGGCAATATCGATGACTTCAAGTCTGGCGATGCTTATGCCGATATGGTTCAAAGATATGAGAGTAAGCTGGGCACAATCGTTCAAGATCGGTTGGGACAAACTCCGCCGCCGCGGCCTGGAACCGCTCCATCAACACCCGGAAGGGATAACAAGGGTGCGGCAAACCGCTTACCAGTTTAGGGGTAAACCATGAACCTAAGTTTCTACAAAGACTTAAACGAATCTCAGAAGCAGTACGCTCAAAAGATTGCCGCCAAGGCAAGGGAGATGGGTGTGCCGCCTGAGCTTGCCGTAGCCATCGCTTTTAAAGAAAGCGGGTTAAATCCTAAGGTTCAGGCCGGTGGTGCGGGTGAGGTTGGGATCATGCAGATTAAGCCTGATACCGCAAAAGAGGTTGGCTTTTCTGTAGAGGACATCCGAGACCCTGAGAAAAATATCGAAGCTGGACTGAAGTACATGAAAAAGTCCTTGGATATGAGCGAGGGCAATCCGAAGCTTGCCGCCGCCGGGTATAACGCAGGGATCAATCACCCGTTTTTTACTTCTAAGGGAACAAATCTTCCTGACATAACAGTTAATTATTTGAAAGATTTAAAGGGCTACGGGGCGTTTCCGGCAACAACTGCTGCTCCCGCCGCTCAAGGAAAGCCATCTGACATTGAATTTGAGCCACCTGAGACTTTGGACTCATCAGAGTTTCAAAAGCAAATTGAGGCGGTCAGAGAGAAATCTGCCCGTGGCCGTGGTCAAATTATAGGAGGAGCCGCCGGGACCGGTCTGACTGCTGCCCGGATTGCCAAGCCCGTAATTGGTAGCGCAGCAAGATTTATCGGTGGGGCGGCTGAGGAAGGCCGACAAGCTGCCATTCAAAGGGCGGCTCCCCAACCGCCGGTCGGTGGTGCCTTGGCTCCACAACTCGCCTCTGAGGCTACTGCGGCCAACAGAATCCTCCAAGGGACTACGGATGTCGATACCGGTACAACCGGTCGGGCAAGGATGTCGGGCTTTAACATTGAGTCTGCCCAACAGGCGGCCAGGACCAAGGAAGCCGCTCGCCAAATTGGAGCTCTTCAACAGGCTGGTGTAGGAACCAAGACTGCCCAACAACTGCTTGCTGAAGCTCCTGGGCTTACTGCATCGGCATCCGGAGTGGTTTATCCGCGATCTGCCCCTCCAGCTACACCCGTAGCCCCACGGGGTGGGTTAGATGAGGTCACCCGCCTTTTCAGGCAGATGATTGAGCCGGGATCGAGGACAAGGGCACTTGCTTCCACCGCTCTTCGCTATGGCGCACCCCCGTTGGCGGGTTATCAGATGGGAAGTGAGCTGGGTTCTATGGCCGCAGAATCACAAAAAGAAAAACCGGACTACGAAAAAATGGGTTTGTCCGGTCTAAGTGCCTTAGGATTGGGTATGTCGTTATTTCCTACTACCGCTCCTGTTGGCATCCCCTTGGCTATCACGGCCCCTCTTTTGCAGTACGCAAGAGAGAATCCTGCCGCAGGTCCACTAGGTCAAACTGGCGAAATTACCGCCCCCTGATTCTCCTCCCTTGGCCGTGTGGTTCCTTCCCCCGGCCAAGTTTTCCCCGGCTAGACCGGGGTTTTTTTGATGCCATGAAACTCCTCTACCGATCGCACCAAAGCTTTGACCCGGTCTAAAAGAGCATCGCCGTTTTCGGTCAGCTTGATATTCATCATAAAGTCTACGACCTCACCCTCTGTCATCGGCTTTTTCTGAGCCAAAGCAAAAGCGGCAATCTTTTGGCCAAACTCAATGATGTCTACCTCATCGGCGTAATGACCGTTTGGGTCTGTGTGATTGCAATGAAAAAATACTTGTTTGATGTCCTCAGTTTTTAGCATTTTCTTTTTTCCATAATTCCCAATTAATGATTGACTGTCGGGCAATACTCTTTTGCGGCAGGGCAACATACGGGTTCAAAATGCTTTTAAGAAAGTCATCGATCACATCGTACTGACTTAAAAACATTTCATGCCGCTTGGCCTCTTCCTCAGATGTAAAGACTTTGCCATCCTTGGTTTGGAAAGCCTGTACTGTTTTCATAGATTCTCTTCTCGTAGTTTGTCCAACCCCGTGGCCGTTATTTTCCATACGGCACCCTTACGGCCACTCTTTAAAGTCCTCCGTTCATTGGAGTCATTGATATAGCCGTGCCTGTATAAAGTCACCCGCATCGGTCTATAAGAGTTTCCCTCAAGCCCATTGATGGTCTGCCCCTCCTCATCGGTGGCCCCGTTCGGGCATCGGTCCCGAAAGCTTTTAAGCAGAATCAAAGTTCGTTGGTTAAATCGAGGTGCGGCCTGAGCCGCAGAAGCCCTGCTTGTAGCGGAGTGCCTTTGATGCGGGGGGTAGGCCGCATTGAAATCGATCGCCATCTGCATTTTGCTTTCCTTATCGATGATCATTTTTTAACTGCCAAAATTCTAAGAGTTTATAAAACATCTTCCAACCCTTGATAAGTTCAGCCTCATCCCACTCCTTGATCACGGTTAAGCCCGGAACGCTACGGGATACAAATACATTGGCGCACCGGGCCTGAGTCATGCCAAGCCCAACCCGATAGGCGGCCAACTGCATGAGATGCTCATCGTATCCATCGACCTTGGATGGATCATCAAATTCCTTAGTTTTGATGTCCAAAATGATCCCAACCTTCGGGTTATCAACGCTTCGGGTATACATATCGCATTTACCCCCGAAGCCTGACTCATGAGCGAAAGAGTCTTCGCAGACCCATTTGTGGTCCCCGAAAGTTTCATGAATCTTTGCATCACATCCAATTACAAACTCAGCATAGGGATAGCCGGATTCGTTCTCATAGTGTTGTTGGATGGCGGCGTGGATCTTGGTTCCCTCATCGGCGGCGGCTCGACCCTGCTCCTTTGAGTCTTCCATGATCCGACTGAGATATTCCTCTTCGGGTTCATCTTGCCGCCGGGGAAGCGTCAGGGAAGCGAACAAGACTTGTTGCATCTTCCATTTCTCAAGCCCAGGCTTGGCGGCCACATTCAGGATTGTGGTCACCGATGGAACAAGATCATGAGCTCTTGCATCACGCAGGGTCGTGTTCCGCATCTTTTTGTTTTTGCCCTCAATGGTGTACATCGGCTCGCCCTTACGGGTGTACCAATGCCCTGCCTCTGAGGTATAGGCGGATACTTTCATGCTGACTCTGCCTTTGGGGGTTCGTTGGGAATCGCCGTAAAGTGTTTTGCAAGGTTATGTTGGGCGATATAAGAACCCAAGTCGATGGGTTGCTTGGCCATCATCCCGTTTAAGAACATCACCAAAATCTTGGCGCATTCTTTTCCGGTCATGTCATCAGTCGGTGAAAAGACCAAAGCCTCCTCACCTAATTGAATCCGGATGTCTCCGACCGGGACCGCTTGATTTGTTTGAACTTCTTCAGTCATAACTTCTCCTTACCATGCAGGGGCACAAGTCACATCCGCAACATACGGAGTGGTGTGATTGTTGATTCGTTTCTTTCCGTAAATCATTACGGCCCGAAGGCCGGTTGATTGACAGTCCTTTATTGCGCTGATTACCTCTACGCGATCCATCGGCTGAATCGTATGGTCCAAGACCAACATTTGGTTGCCACTTAAATTCTCAGCCGCTCTTTTGTCGGTTGTCGCACAACCCTGAATCCAACCTGTCATACAAATCGCAAGAGCAATAAGCATAGGTCTCCTCATTTTCTTCTCCTAAAATGGAATGTCATCATCAAGTTTGTCAATCTTAGACATCGCTGATCCGATGCCCTCCGTTACTCCGGCCTCACGCTCTTTCCACTCCGGTGATGATGAAATCTTGTTTTTAAGGTTTTCTGAAAAGGTATCGAACAGTTCCATGTCTGGATCTTCGATTGAAAAAATCTTCAGTTCGTTGACTCCTTGTGGAAGCCCTGCCTTTTTCATGTTGGCAGGAACCGGGTTGATCCCTGCGATATTGGTGTAGGTCTTGCCGTTAGATTCCGTATGGATCACGGATAGCATCGCCCACGCCCCTAAAACATTTTTCAACTCAAACCCACGCAACTCCTCAGCCGTGAAGTCTCGCCCACGCCACATCTGTAAATCCTTGCGGAGTGTGGATTTTTCAGCCAAGGTCAAAGAGAAACTCTTGGCAATCGATAAAGGGCGGCCATCCTGAGTTACCAAGGCGTTGCCCCGCTCATCTTCCCCGTGAACCTCAAACTGAATCATTACCTTGGGTACATACTTTTCCTTGCCCATGTACTCCGATTTTTGGGTGCCAAGATCGATGATCCGATAGCACCTCGCAAGGTGCATTCCCGCCGGTACGGTTACAAAGTCCCCGGAGTCTTTAGCTACTAACGGCATGATTTTTTTCCTTTCCTAGTCCGCACTCGAACCTGATAATTTCCCAATCCTCTTCGGTTGCTTGGCCCGCCTTAGCCCTTGCCAGGGCCTCCTCGCACCGCTGCATCCGCTCCAACATCAACTGATGAACCCATTGCTGATCCATACAAACCCACCTTTCCTAGTTGTACAACATCCCAAACATACCAAATTTAAGGCCAAGATACAATAGTTTCCTTTTTTGAAAGACTTAATATATGATCTCCTTAAATTAAGGATGGAGGATGCGATGACCTTGCAGGAATACTTTCGTGACAAGAAGCGGGGAGCCAAGGATGGGCTGGCCAAGGAGCTTGGGATTAGCCGAACTTGGATGAGTCAATTGATTCAGGGGCGGCAGGTCTGTTCCCCAGAGTTGGCCAAGGAGATAGAGCGGTTGACCGGTGGGGCCGTGACCCGCAAGGACCTACGCCCCGACTTGTTCGGGGAGGTCGCATGATTTGGTACAAATTCTTCCTTGCCGACTACATCAAGGATACCCATCACCTTGCCGATGCGGAGGATTTGGCCTATCGGCGGCTGATTGATATGTACTACATGACTGAGAAGCCAATCCCTTTGGACATACCCTTGGTGGCCCGGAAAATCCGCCTTGATTTGGATGTCGTGGAGTTGGTTTTAAGTGAGTTTTTTGACAAGGATGTCGATGGTTATCGCAATAGTCGTTGTGATAGAGAAATAGCTAAGTATCAGCATCAGGTTAGGGTAAACCGCAATCTCTCAAAGCTAGGCGTGGAGCGGCGGTTGACCCAATCGGTCACCGAATCGAAGTCGGTTGGGTCACCTAATCAGATATCAGATATCAGAAAAAACAATAAAACCATTGTGTCGGCAAAGCCGACTCGCTTCGATGAATTTTGGAAGGCATGGCCATCAAGCAAAAGGAAAGTTGCCAAGTCCGCTTGTGAGGCCAAGTGGGTGAAGCAGGGCTTGGATGCCCTTGCCGATCAGATCATCGCCAATGTCCAAAATTTAAAGGGGTCGGACCAATGGCGGGAGGGTTTTGAACCTGCCCCGCTGACCTACATCAACCAACGCCGTTGGGAGGATGAAACCCCCGAAATTTTCATCAGGAGGGCAAAGTGATCGGGGAACAGGGTCTAGTTCGCATTAGGAAGGCCCGTAAGCGGCCCAAAGCGGTGTGGATATGGGTAGGTATTCCCCGTGACAAATGGGCGGCTGAGTGGGTAAATTTTGAGGATCTGTGGGCGCACCCAGATATCTGCATCGAACCGAAGGACAACATCGATCTTTTGGACCTCAGATTTTTGGTTGGGCTTCAGGTCCACATCGATGGGGATGACACCCCGGCCCGGATTTTGGGGGCGCATTTGGCGGCCTTAAAAGCGGGGGCAAAGGATGTCTTCACCCTGCATGAGGGTGAGTTGATTTGGGATAGGGGGGAGGACTATGCAGTACCTGCAAGCTGATGAAATCGACTTTTCGGCCTACTTACAGGCCACGGAGAACACTCAAAAGGTCAGGCAAGCCTCCGTTTACCTCTCAGAGATTGTGGAGGAGGTCACCAACCCGAAGAAAGAGGCCCCGATTACCCTGCCTTGGGCTAAGACCCATCAGGAGTTTTCCTTTCGGCCTGGTGAGGTAACCCTTTACGCAGGATCGAACGGGGGCGGTAAGTCTCTGATCACGGGGCAGATTGCCCTGCACCTGATCCGGCAGCACCAAAAAGTGTGCATTGCATCATTTGAGATGAAGCCAAAACGATCCTTGGAGCGGATGCTAAGGCAGTTTGCAGGGGAGAACATCCATAAGCCGCGGTACATGGATAAGGATCAGTACATCAAGAAAATCGTGGATCGGCTGAGGATTTATTCCAACGATCACCTTTGGTTTTACGACCAACAAGGAACGACCTCAGCCGCTCAAGTTATTGCCGTGACGAGATATTGCGCCGTAAAGCTAGGCGTTACACACATTTTTATCGATTCCCTGATGAAGTGCGTTCAGGGTGAAGACGATTACAACGGGCAGAAATGGTTCATTGATGAGCTCTGCGCTTTGGCACGGGACAACAATGTCCACATCCATCTCATCCACCATATCCGGAAGCTTTCAAACGAAGAGTCAACACCGAACAAACACGACATCAAAGGTACCGGAGCGATAGCTGACCAAGTGGACAATGTCTTTATGGTTTGGAGAAACAAGAAAAAAGAGCATCAGCTATCGGCCGGCAACTCTGTCGATCCGCAGACCAACGATGCCATGCTGATGTGCGAAAAGCAGAGAAACGGGGAGGTGGAGGATTGGTATTCCCTTTGGTTTCATCGAGAATCCCAACAGTTTGTTGATTCTTGGGATGGCATACCGATGAGTTTTGATGAGCATGGGAACTTCTAATGTCAAAAAGTGGCAAGAGGGCAAGGGCGAAGATGAACACCGACATCGGTGTCTTGTCCGGTGGGTCATCCGAATGCGGATTGCCGACCGGGACCATGCCCACGGGTGGCTTCGCGGTTGGAACGAAAAACATCCCGGCTCTATTTTGGAATCCGATGTTATCGATCAATGGCAAAAAGGCAATAAAGGCCAAGAGGGGGAGTGGAAATGATTGAGCTCACTTTACCGTGGCCACCATCGGTCAATAACTATTGGAGGATGTGGCAGGGCCGGATCGTGATCGGTACTGAGGGTCGCAAATATCGAAAAGCTGTAGCTGACCAAATTTTAATTCAGCGTGGAGCAAAGCATTTGACCGGCACGATGAAAGTAGTCATTGAGGCATGGCGGCCCGATAAACGAAAGCGGGACTTGGACAACCTTTTGAAAGCGGTTCTCGATGCCTTGAAACACGCCGGAGTCTATGAGGATGACAGTCTGATTGTGGACCTGAGGATTTATTGGGCACCTGAAATTGCGGGGATGTTAAAGATCAAAATTGAGGAGCAGATGTGAAGCGGCAACATTGTTGGGCTTTAAGAATCAAATCAGGAAAGTTTGTGAATGCACCTATCGTTCAAAATTTTTGGGAAGCCGACCGGACTTTGCTTTTCCGAACCAAGAAGATGGCAGAGGCCTGGTTATCAAGTAATAAGTTTTGGAACCCAAAGGCTTATGTCGTGAGAGTAACGATAACAATTAAGGAGTTTGGGGAATGACAGAGCAAAACAGAGACCCACATTTGGCGGTCGATTACATCATTGCAAACGCCAAAAAGTTTGCTAAGGCGAAAGCGGAGCGGATTTACCTTGAGGAATACCGCAAGAGCCTGAAGTCAATCCTGATGAAAAGAAGTCTGGAGGAAAGCCTTGGAGCTCAGGAGCGGGAGGCTTATGCCCATGAGGAATACAGAAAGATTTTACAGGGATTAAAAGAGGCCGTGGAGATCGAAGAGAAGCTTCGTTGGGATCTGATTGCCGCCCAAGCCCGTGTAGAGATTTGGAGAAGCGAGCAGGCCAACCTGCGGGTAGAGGGTAAGGCCACGCTATGACAGTAATAAACGCAGGCGATTGGGTCTTGGTTTGTGAGACCGGGGAGAAAGGCTGCGTACTTGAAGTTTTTGATGATGGCGAACGATTTTTACTGGAGGTTCCACCTAATGAAAAGTGGCCATTTACAAAACGCATTCATGTCATGGTGGAGAAAATCAGAAAGATACGGCCGATAAAGCCAACAGGGAAAGTTTGGAAGCAGTCAACTTTATTCTAGGAGGAAAGATGAAAAAACTACTGACAGTCTTGTTAATGTTTCCTGCCTTGGCGCAAGCTGAGTTTGAGACCGGCAATAGCCTTTACACCAAGATGCAGGATCAAAGTAATGGTGAGCGGATGTATGTCATGGGTTATGTCACGGGGGTCTTTGATGCCCATCAGCACATTAATCATTGCCCTCCAGGCCATGTAAATCTTACGATTGGACAGGTTACCGACATCGCCCGGATGTATCTGCAGCAGAACCCGGCGATCCGACACAAGACCGCTGATGTTCTTTTACGAGATGCTTTCAGAGCGATATGGCCGTGCGCCAACCGAAACAATAGCGGGGGGACTACAAGACTATGAGATCAGTCATCCACATGATATTTGTTCTAATCCTAGTTTCTGTGGCTTGGGGATACCTCGGATATGTAATTGGAATTGATAGAGGAAAGAATCAGGCCCTGAAACTTGCTTTGAAGACTAACCCGCCTTCGGAGGAGCTGGAGATGACTTGCGCCGGATTGTGGGTTGGCCAGCAGAATTTTAAGTATTGGGAGAAAGAAAATGGACCTCGATTACCACGAAATGGATATGCAACTAGCAACCGCTAACGACAAGGTAAAAGAGTTGCAGGCCAAACTGATCGATAAGAACACGATGTTCCTTGCCTATAAAGCAATCGCTCAAAGGCAACGGGACAACCTTGACCTTTGGAAGCCACCGATGACCGCTTTTGGTCATGAACTACAGATGGCACTCCGCGAGCTTCACGCCGTGATCTTGGACAGTAAATGAAATATCTATCGGTCTGCTCAGGCATTGAGGCGGCGACCTCAGCTTGGCATCACATGGGGTGGGAACCCGTAGCGTTTGCGGAGATTGATGCGTTTCCATCAGCCGTACTCAAACATCATTATCCCGATGTCCCAAACCTTGGGGATATGTCGAAATTTAAGGAGTGGAATCTTGGAACAGTTGACCTTCTTGTCGGAGGAACCCCCTGTCAGTCCTTCTCTGTCGCCGGACTCAGAAAAGGATTGGACGATCCGCGTGGCAACCTCATGCTCACCTTTGGTGCCATTGCTCGCCACCTCGCTCCCCGTTGGTTGGTTTGGGAGAATGTCCCTGGGGTCCTGTCGTCAAACGGAGGACGGGACTTTGGTTCCTTCCTTGGAATGTTGGGAGAATGCGGGTATGGGTTCGCCTACCGAGTTCTTGACGCTCAGTACTTCGGAGTGGCACAAAGACGCCGCCGTGTGTTCGTTGTCGGATGTCTTGGAGACTGGCGACCTGCCGCGGCGGTTCTTTTTGAGCTCGCAAGCCTGTCGGGGAATCCTCCGCCGAGCAGAGAAGCGGGGAAAAGAGTTACCTTTGGCTCTGCAGCAGGCCCTCAGTACGGTGGCTCAAGCAAAGACATCGCCGATACAGTCACAAGCAAGTGGGCCAAAGGATCAGGAGGACCCGCAGGAAACGAATGCGGACTCTTTGTAGCCCAACCGGCAGTCTTGATGGATCAAGGCGGTAGTGTTATGGAAGTCAGGACTGATGGCACGACCGGCACCTTGAGAAGAGAGACTCACGGCCATGAACCCATAGTTATGCAACCAGTTGGCGTTCCCGATGTGATGTCCACCCTGCTTTCCTCAACCGCAGGGGTATCGAGGCCGGGAAACGCCGCAACGGAGCATGAGACCTACATTCCGGTCGCCTACCGAAAATCTAAGCGAGCTCACACCGTTGATGATGATGAAACTTGGGTAGAGGACGGGGTGGCTAACACTATCAATTTGTTCGATCAGGGTGATATCAAGACCACCCATGCCGTAGTTCAGCCAATCTCATGGGATGAGGAATTAAATGCCAACACCGACTTGGCCGGCACCTTGATCCGGGGTGGGCAGGGAGGCAGGAGGGATGGAGTGTTGGCCTTCTCTTCCAATATGAGCGTTC